ACGCTAAGCTAACACAATCTGAGGCCGATGACCAATCAATAGTCGCACTCTTACGAGTAACGCTGTTAATGGCCGCGGCTTGACGATGTTTGTTTTGTTGCTCACCACGGATGTCAACCAAAAAGTTAGATAACCGATTATAGATCATTTCCATCGCCCCTTGTTGCAAAAACATAGGGCAAGTCGCCTCAACAGCGATAAATCGGTCTGTAACATCACTCTTTGGTACAGTGGTACCCTTGCAACCGCTAACTACAGTCATATGGGATAGCAGGCTATTAAGCCTTAGCAACGGATATCTCCGTTGCAACATCTCTCGAAGAGATGGGTCCCATTGAAAGTAGGCCTCCATCATTCCCATGCTCTTCTCCGTGGTCGACAAGGGTAATACCCATTTTGCCGAATTCCCGGAATCGGAAAACTTTACTCCGATAGAAGAGTTTTTGCCATGTTTGCAGAAGGAAAAGAACTCGTCGAGTTCAAAATCTCCTAATATATGATGGCAAGCCGAACGTGCCCGGATCATTCTGATATCAAAATCAGAAAAACGTCCAGGATCTTTCCGATATTCCCCAAAGTTAGGGATGTCGGGGAAAGATGAATTAAAAGAAGCCATAGATTGATTGATATCAGTAAAACAACTGATGGCAGTCGCTGCTTGGCTGGTTTGTTCTTTTGATTCTCGCGTAGGGGACACCCACTTCTTAAACAGAGCCTTGTCTTGGCTCTCTCTGAAGAAGTTAAGGGCGTCGGGATCGATGGTTCCATTTTCTAGGTCGCAAGATAAGTATGACTTCAACTGGACGGCGAAGTCATCGGGGTTAAAGAAAGCGCACGCTTTACTTCTGGTTTTCATGGAAGTCTCCCAGTGAAATTAGGTTCTAGGACGGTTAGGTTGTGCTTAAAGCCTTATGATAGGACGTGAAGTCCGAATCACAGAGGATCTGAGCACCAACATCCAGGAGTTCCTGGATCTCAGTTTGCGTCGTTTCGACATCGTAGGATACTTCAATCCTGACGGTGTTGACAGTGATCTTCCCATTAGCCAAGAGCTTAGGCTTTGAAAAAAGCGTTTGTGTTCTAGCTTGGGTAAAACCATTTGGCGCAGATACGTTAACCGTTGGGGTTTTTGCTATAGCTTTTAGTGTACGACGTAGACGTAAGTCTGTATCGGCAGCAACATAGAGTACAACAGCCCCATTACTCGAAGGCCCTAAACTTGAAAAGTTCAAGGCAGAACCACCTGAAGCAGCAATGCTAGAAGGAGCAGTTACGATGCCAGCGTTTTGGAGGGACATAAAAGTCTACTCTCGGATCGAGGTCTTAACGGAAACGGAATGATATTTTTCGCATCAGCTGATAGGCTAATGCTACATCATCCGCAAGTTTGGTTGCGGAATCGACCAACCCGACCTTGTGAAAGGGCGGAATAATGTCGTCCGCAGAAGGAGACCAGGGAAATCGTTGTTTGACTTCGGAGAAGTCTTCAACTACATCCCCAAGGGTAGGGCGGTTTCGATGGAGCGTGAAG